GGCTACGCGCCCTTCGGCAACATCAAGCCGAGTTACAGCGAATTAAAAGCTGTTGAGGTCGCAGCCGAGAAAATCAGATACGGAAATCTCCCCTACACGGACATGTTATCAGCTTTAAATGCCCTTTTGAGTGAGTTTATCAAAACTGCCACATCAAAACAACACTTCTCCCCCTGCGGGGGAATCGTCAGCCGGTAAAAGTCCGGCTCTGAAGAGCAAGAGCGAAACGAAAAAGCAATGGAAAAGGAACAAAAAAACAATGAAAAAGTTCGCATCATCATTACTCATCATCCTGTTGGGCATAGTCTCCTGCTCCCCCATCAAGCAGGAGCGTTACCAGAGTGGCACATACGTTACCGTCAACAGCGGCTGTGGCTACATCGTCACCGACGACGGCAACGTATGGAGTTACTTCGACCGGTCAATCTCCAGCGGCTCTTCCGTTCTCGTCGCCTTTTCCGACGAGGGGACGGAGGAAATCGAAGACGACGTAATCACAGTCGTTGTCGCAAAATAAATCCGAAAAAGTAAAAAAATTTCTCAAAACCTATTGACAAACCGCGGACTTTGCGGTATAATATAGGTGTAAAGAGAAAGAACGAAACCAAAATCAAAAATTAAGGAGAACATCATGATTTACTACATCGCCCTCAAAGATGGCACAAAAAAGCTCGTAGCATACGAGTACAAGAAATACATCACCTTTAATAACGACTATTTCCACGTATGCCCAGAATTTAAAAAAATGAAAATCGACGAGGACACTGAAGCCATCACCATTGATGGCGAAGAGTACGAAATCGAGCAGGAAGATGACATGAAAAGAAATTTGGCTGATTATTCCAACGAAGAGTTGGCATTCATGATAAGTTGCCAAGATGAATGGGAACAAGATTTCGTCGAAGAGTTGATGGAAAGAGCCAAACACGATAACGAAGACCTGCTTTATGAAAAGGCTCTTGAAGTTATCGAGGACAAAGAAAAAGTAATTGATGCCGCCGTGAACGAAAACTGGGAAAGAATGTACGAAGAAGCCGCAGAAATTCTCGGCGTGGAAATCTGAAAAGTCGGCTGAGCGACTATAAACAGGGTTCAAGCTCAGTGCGTTCCCCTCGGAAGAGGGGAGGTATCAAAAAAACCGAAAGGAAAAACGAAAATGAAGAAAATCATCCTTGCCCTTGTCGAGACATTCGACCGTCACGACGACAACAATCAGAAATATTACTACTCAGCCGCCGAGGCTCTTTCCGATGCTCGCGAAATGGCACGCGAAAAAGACCCGAAAGTCAAAGATGGCTACGTACAGGCATGGAAAATTCCCTTTGCCGACGACGTCGAAATTCCGAAGAACCCCGAAAACCTCTTCTTCGATTATCGCTGGAACGGCGAAATCGTTGAAGACCTCACTGACGAGGACGAAGACGGAACAAATCTCGCTGAAATTCTCGACGACATCCACCCCATTTTCTGCCGCTCCTTCGCCGAGCTGGCGAAGGAAATCGTAGTCGACGGCGGAAAGTACATCACCGCCGAAGAAGCGATTGAGAAATACGGCTTTGAGAAAGTGGCAAACGCCGCAGTCGAAGCCGTACGCCACGGCTACGAAACTGACGTTTTTGAAAAGCTGGCGGAGGAAGGCGACGGCGAAGACGACGACATCAACGGCTACAAGAACTGCATTAAACGCCTTGCAGCCGAAAAGCACAGCAAGTATTTCTACATCGACATCATCGAAGACTTGGCGAGCGAGTGCTTGTACAAGTGCTTCGAGATTTAAGCCGGAAAGGAGATAAATTGCAAAAGTTCATCCCCCTCACAATATACGAGGTCGTGAGAACCGAAATAGCCGAAAATGGCAAAGCGGAAACCGCGACAACGTATCATCTCGAGGAAGCATTCGCGAAAATCGCAGAAGAGCGCGATATCCTCAAGTCAAAACTGGATATCAAGCAAGGAGAACCCGCGAAATATCGGGTGAGATACGCCGAGCACATCATCTCAATACCCCGCCGCGAGTATGTAGTGACGGGGAATCAGCTCGACCAGCTTTTGAAAGATATCAGGCGCGGAAAAGTCGAGTGTAAAGGCTTTAAAAATCCCGCAACACTCGACTTTGACAACTCCGCGAACGAGCGAATAACGGAAATCAACAAATAATCATATCGAAAGGAGCAAATCATGGCAAAAGTATCATTGAGTAACTTCGTCAAACTGCACAATTACCGCGAATCCAGAATGACGTTTGACAGCAAGCGCGACATGAACACAACTCCGTGCTACGCTCACGTCAATTTTTACGCGAACGAAAAGCACATCATGTCAATCTGCGCGGATAATCAGGCGGAAGTCGATGAGATCATCAAATCAGCCGAAGCGGAAACTGCATTTTCGACCGACATCAACCGCTCGAAGAACATTATTGCCTGCTATCGTGTGAAAGGAACGCCGTTCTATTACGCTTCTTCCCCCGAGCAAGCCGAGGAATACCGCGCAAGGCGTGAGAAAATCCACGGATTGCAGAACGAAATCGACTTTGAAAACATGGTAAAAAACGGTCAATTCCAATATTAAGGAGGTATAAGTCAATGTTATTGTCAGATTTTCACCGTCTCCGCATAGACGCGGAGGACTGCACATCACTGGAGCAGTTTATCGCCGAGGAAGGCGGAAGCCTGCCCGAAGAGTGCTACCCCGCCGACGGAAACGGAGATGCTCCCATCAAAATTTTAACCATCATTTATGAGCTTTCGCGCTGCTTCACCGCGTCTAAAGTCCGCGAAATCAGCGGATTAACGCAGATGGAGTTTGCCCGTAACTACTTAATCGGCAAAAGAACCGTCGAAGGGTGGGATATGGGCGAAACGCAACCGCCCGAATACGCTCTCGAGCTGTTGGCGGCGGATGTTGTGTCGGCGAAAATTAAGGAGGTGATGGAAGAAAACTGAAAAAACAAATTAGCGACGGATTGGCGAAGCTACGCGGGGACTGTTAATGCATGGAAAAGCAGAGAAACGGCGAGGCGGCGGAATTGAATCGCACTGTATAGTTGGAAATGCTGTGAAAAGCGAAGGATAAGCAAAGGCATAGATGAGCATCGCAGTGAAGCGCTCGGCAACGCGAGGATTAGCAAAGGAAGTGCATAGCGTGCTTTGCAGCGCACTGATAAGAAGCGGTGGTCTCTCCCGCGTAAAAACGACGGAATCCGCTAAAATCAAGGCTTATAAAAAGGTCATTGATAAGCTGATTTTCGTCGAGCCGCGTTTTGCTCCGTATCAAGTCAACGGCGAGCTTGGCATATGCGAGCGACCGCTGAGAACCAACGGCGCAACAGGTGAAAGAACAGCCCTTGCCGCATCGGAAACACTTCCCGCCGGTTCTTCCGTCGAATTCACAATCTTGCTGTTCGACGAAAAATTGGAGCCGGCAGTCCGAGAATGGCTTGATTACGGCAAGTACAGAGGCTTCGGACAGTGGCGGAATTCCGGAAAAGGACGGTATACGTGGGAAGAAATCAAATAAAAGCAAAAAAAGAGAGCCGAAAGGCTCTTTTTTATACAGAAATAGAGCGGACTTACCGCTCTATTTTTATTCTCACAGTAAGTCTTTCCGCAGTTGCTTTACATCGTCGTAAAGCGTCTCATAGTCCGCTTTGCTTATACGCCCTTTGACGTACATCTTCTTGAGTATCTCATCTGCGTAGTCAAATAATGTGCGGTTTTCTGGATAAGCGTCTATATCTCCACGCGCCGCTCTGTACTCAAGTACCCCTATTACTGCTACAAGCATAACACAATACGGTGCCATCATATGGTTGACATAAGTGTTTTTTGCTTTTGCGTCTTCATACTTCAAGCGAAGTATTTCGCCAAAATCGGTAGATTTAATATCTTCCCATTCCATTCCGTCCGGCAGGATTCGCAAAACCGCCGCCCACAAACCCGTTTCACGGTCATCCGGCAACTTGTAGACGTGCCGGAGAATCCACCAGCTTAAAAGCCTCTTGTTCATCTCATTCTCCCCCCTTTTCTTTCCCACTATTTTACCATTATTTTATTCAAAATGCAATATATTTCAACGAAAAAGAGAGCCGCAAGGCTCTTTTTTTATTTATTCGCTGTCATTCTTCCGCAGTTATATTAACCTGATAATTAGATACAGGGAAATTGTAGTCGCTATCCATAATTGTAATTGTTGTCGATAAGGTTTTAACCACCACGTAATAAGGAATTTCCGGCTCTCCGAATGAGCGGTAATTCACCGTTTTCTTCGCGTTCGCCGCGCATGAACCTCCGAGAGATACGACAGAGTAACTTTCGCCATTTATAGCCACCTCGCCGAAAGATACATCAATTTCCTTATCACATTTGTTTTCGATGGTTACTCTCATGCTTCCGACATTAGGAAACCATTCTTTATCGAGAACCGTTCCCTGATATGTGATTTTAGCGTAATCGCCATCATAAAGCACAGTTCCTTCGGGTATCTCAACAACCTTTTTGGTTTCGGCGGGGACTTGCTTTCTTATAGTCACAGTGCGCGAGGTCTCTTCGCTTGTCTCAGTCGCCTTTTCAGCTTCCAGCCGAGCTTGTTCTATGCTCTCTGCTTCCTGTCGTTCCCTGAATTCTTTCACTTTAGCGTCAGACCGCACAGAAGCATAGAAAACAAAAGCTATAGTAAGAATCGGCAGTATAATCGCTATTGTCCAAAGCGTTCTTTCCCTTTTGAGTTTTCGCCTGTACTTCCGTGCTCTATCTCCATCATCCATTTTGTTATTCTTCCCTTCTCTTTTTCACTATTTTATTATATTTTTGACAACTTGTCAATGTTTTATTGCATTTTTGTACAACTTGTGGTATCATTTTTTCAAAACCGAAAGGAGCATCAATATGAAAGCACTGAAAATTTTCCTCGTGTTTCTGCTTGTAATGGTTCTCATGGGCGCGTGTACGTTTTGGCTCAGGGCGAAATGGGATAGGGAATACGAGCAGGATGAACTTTATAAGCGTAGTAGCGAACTTTACGAAAAGTCAAAAGAGAACTTAGCAAAAGAAGAGAGCGCAAGACAAGCGTTAGACCAAATCGACAAAGACCTCGAAAGCAAACTCGAAGAATTAGAGTAAAACCAATCAATAAAAAAAGAGCAAGGAATCGCTTCCCTGCTCTTTTTTATTTGCTTTGTTCTTTTGGTTCTCCGCCGCTTACAATCCGCTTGCAGAATTCTTCGATAGCGTTCCACCCATCATCATCAAGCTGGGCGAGTGCCGATATCATCCGTTTCCGAAAATCGTTATCATCATTCAAAATCTTTCCGAAGACATCAATCAATTCATCTTCGAGAGTTTTTTTGACGAACATCTCACCTTCTCCGTTGAGAAGCCAACTTTCGTTGACATTGTAAACAGTACATATTTGAGTTAAAAGCAGCGGGCGAGGGTCGGTTTTTTTATAATCAATGTTCTTGATTACGCTGTCGCTGACACCTATTTTCTCGCCAAATTCTTTTCTTGTGAGCTTTAGCTTTTCTCGGAGTTCTAAAACTCTTTCGTTAACTTCATACACTCAGTACATCCTCCTTTCTGCATTATATTATATCATGGCGGTAATTGGTTGTCAAGCCTTTTGAATCACATTTCTTTAAAAAACTTTGGTTTAAGGGATTGACAAACCTTTCTCGATGTGGTATAATGGTTGCAGACCAAGAGAAGAGCACAGGAGGTAAAAACAGTGACTGAAAAACAAAAATATCAAGCAGAACAAATCGCGAAGACAATCAAAGACGTGACCGACTATCAGAAAACCGTTATTTCGGCATTTACCGAGGGACTTTGCAAGGGCATTGAAATTGCCAACCAGACAAAGAAAGTCGAAAAAGCCGAAAAGCCGGAAGAAAAAACCGAGAAGAAAGAGGAGGACTAGTGAACGAATTAATCAAAGTAACCTACGAAAACGACCGCCCGACAGTATCAGGACGTGACCTACACGAGAAACTGGGAATCAGCACAAGATATAACGACTGGTTCTCCCGTGTGTGCGAGTACGGTTTTACCGAAAACGAAGACTATATAGCTATTACTCAAAAAAGAGTAACAGCTCAAGGTAACGAAACAACTTTTACAGACCATCAGCTCACAATCGAAATGGCAAAGCAGATTTGCATGATACAGCGTACCGAAGTCGGAAAGCAGTATCGCGAATATTTCCTCGAAGTAGAGAAAGCATGGAATTCGCCCGAAGCTATCATGGCAAGGGCATTGCAAGTAGCAAACCGCCAGCTTGATTCAATCAAAGGACAGCTTACAGAAGCAAACAAGCAGCTTGAAGAAGCAAAACCGAAAGTCTTGTTTGCGGACGCGGTAGCGACAGCAAAAACTTCAATTCTCATTGGAGACCTCGCAAAGCTTCTCCGTCAGAACGGTATCTTGATAGGTCAGAACAGACTGTTCGAGCGGTTGAGAAATGACGGTTATCTAATCAAGAAGCGCGGCGCAAGCTACAATCTCCCCACACAATCTTCAATGGAGCGTGGATTGTTTGAAATCAAGGAATCGACAGGAATAAACCCCGACGGCTCGGTGAGAGTTAACAAAACAACAAAGGTCACGGGAAAAGGTCAGCTTTATTTCGTCAACGTGTTCCTCGCGGGAAAGGACGAACCCGACAATGAGTAGTCCCTACAAATTCAGCGAGTGGACATACGTTGATAAGGCAATCGCCGAAAATCACCACATATGCACCCACTGTCACGGCGACATCACATCGGACCACATCGGAAAGCCCGCCCTCGTCACATACGACGGAGACAATGTCGAGTATATCTGCCCCGACTGCACAGCAGACTTCTTCTTCTACTCCCTCGGCAAAACGTTGGAAGCACTGAACTGCGACCCCGTAGACACCGACCAGGACGAAGAAGACCGAAAGGAGCGGATGAAGAATGCCGAGATACCTTTATGACGTGACCAACCTGCACACCCAGCCGCCGGAAGTGAAGCCACGCAAGGGACGCAAAGCCGCATCACATAACAAAATAGACGCGGCAGATACAGCCATCTGCCTGACCTGCACCGCAAAGAAATGCACAGGCGCATACGCTTGCTTTAAGAGAAGAAAAAAGGAGTTGGCAGAATGAAACGGAAAGAATCACTGAAAGAGTATCATTCTCAGCACTGTCTTTCCAAGACAAAACTGTTCCGTATCATCGACAAATGCCCCGAATGGTTTAAGTATTGCGAAGACCATCCCGAAGCAGCAGAGGAATCTAAATCACTTCTGTTCGGCGCGGCACTTCACAAGTACGTGCTTGAACCGGAATCATTTTTCGACGAATACGCAGTAATGCCGAATGTTGACAGGCGTACAAAGGCAGGAAAAGAAGAGTATATCGCATTTTCCGAAAGCATAGGCACAAGAGATGTGATATCAAACGATGATTTTACCGTTATACAGCAGATGAACTCAAAAATCAAATCATTCCCCCTCGCGAAATACCTGCTGACAGGTGAAATCGAAACCTCGTACTACTATAAAGACAGTCTGACGGGAATAGACCTGCAAGCAAGACCCGACGTTTACAAGCGTGTCGGAGAGCGCGGATTGATAGTCGACCTCAAAACGTGTGCAAGCGCAGACAGCGATACTTTCCGCAAATCCGCAGTAAACTACGGCTACGATATGCAAGCCGCGATGTTTATCGACGCTTGTACCGCCGAATACGGTATCCCGTGCGACTTTGTGTTCGTTGCAGTCGAAAAAACACCGCCATATATGGTAAATGTGCTGTCGGCTGACGAACTGCTTATCAAGTACGGCAGAGACAGGCTGAGAGAAGCCATAGGAATTTACAAAGAATGCTCCGAATCCGGCAACTGGTACGGTTACAACGGATTCTCAGGCATAATAAACAACCTCGGATTACCATCATATTTAGCAAAGGAGATTCAGTAATGAGAAGCGACGCCCCAACTACAAACGTTCAGGAATACGCACAAGCCCCGAATATGCCGCAGTCGGCTAATGTACCCACAGGAGATATAAATCAAGGCACGGTGCTCATAGAGAGCCAGAGAGCAATTGCAGAAGCACAAGGCAAGCTTATAATTGCACAGCGTTTCCCTCGCGACCCCATCAGAGCATACGCGAAGGTCATGGAAGCTTGTCAGAGACCTTCACTTGCAAATTCAGCTTTTTACAGCTACAGCCGCGGCGGTTCTTCCGTTTCCGGTCCTACTATCAGATTTGCGGAAGAGCTTGCAAGATGCTGGGGAAACATAGACTACGGCATTAAAGAACTTTCTCAGGATAACGGAAAATCGGAAATGCAGGCTTATGCATGGGATTTGGAAACAAATACAATCAGCGTTCAGAATTTCACCAATCCGCATATACGCGAAACAAAAACAGGTTCGGTGCAGCTCACGTCACAGCGCGATATATACGAGCTTAACGCAAACATGGGCGCAAGACGCTTAAGAAGCCGCATTCTCGCGATTATTCCCGCCGACCTCGTTGAAGACGCAATCAAGAAGTGCAAAGAGACTATAGCCGGAAAGTCAGATGAACCGCTTGTTGACAGAGTAAGAAAGATGGTTGTTCAGTTCTCGAAGTTCGGCGTAACGCAGGAACAGATAGAAAAACGCCTCGGCAGAAAAATAGACACCATGAACACAGAAGACTTCGTGGAGTACGTCGGAATTTTCAATTCGCTCAAAGAGGGCGCGTCGAAAATCGCAGAATGGTTTGAATCAGCTCCCGAAGCAAACGAACTCACAGCTAATATCGAAGCGGCAATGAAAGCAGAGCAGAAATGAAGATTATAGTCGACACAAGAGAAAAGCCGAGAGCAATAGCGCAAATCCTCGCATATTTCGAGCGGAACGGAATCGAGTACGAAAAACGCAAGCTCGATACGGGAGACTACATGAGAGAAAATAACCCGCTACTCACAGTCGACCGCAAGCAAAATCTCGGTGAAGTCGCGAACAACCTTACGAACGACAACGGAAGATTCATGCGTGAGGTGCGTAGAGCTTCTGAGAGCGGACAAAAGCTAATAGTCCTTGTAGAACACGGTGGCAGGATAAAGGCGCTCACAGACGTTCACAGTTGGCAGAATCCAATCCGCGCAAAGCACCCCGAAGCAATAGATGGCAGAGCACTTTTAGAGCGTATGCATAGAGTATCGGTGATGTACGGCGTTGAGTGGTGGTTTTGCGATAAGTCGAACACAGGAGCAGAAATAGTGAGGGCTTTAAATGCCTAAGCGCGGAAGCGGAAAACTGTACGAGCTGAACGGCGAACGGCATACGCTGACAGAGTGGTGCAGGCTATACGGCGTACCCGTGCAGAGAACGCAGGGAAGAATCAGCCGCGGCAACTACACCCTCTACGAAGCACTCACAACACCGCAGGAGAACCCTATACAATCACGCAGGCGAAAGGAGGCACGGACACATGAAAAAGGTAACGGAGATAATAGATGAGAGACAGCTTGTAGATGAGCTGCACAGAAACTGGAAAACACGCGGCTACACCGACGGCGGAATGGCGGAATTGCTCGAAATAACACCGAAAACAATTCATTACAAAATCAGCGGGAACTTCCCTCACAACGGCTACAAAGCGCATTTTAAGGTCAACGAGATATTACAGATAATACACTATCTCGGCTTCAAGCTCTATCTCGTGAGAGAGGATGATGAGAAATGAACATCCCCGACAGATGGATAGCTAAGCTCGATTCTCTCCCACCCAAGGACTTCAAAACGCTTGTGATGGCAATTCTGAAAGACGAGAGCGAACCCGAGATAACGGAAAAATTACAGTTCGTCGCTTCCGATATTTACGCCGATATCAAGCAGTTACAGCAAACAAGCGAACGTGTGAGAAAGTCTCGCTCAAAGCGTTACAGTAACGTTACAGTAACAGTTACGGAAACGTTACAGAAACATAACAGTAACGGTTACAGTAACGTTACAGAAACAAAAGAAGAGAAAAGAGAAGCGTCTCCCCCTTGTTCCCCCTCTTCTTTT